CCTTTTTGTCAAACTCAAGAAAGTCTTTCTGGCCATGTAATTGAAATGGATGATACAAAAGGTTCTGAAAGACTATTGATAAAACATGCCAGTGGTGCTGGAGTTGAAATGAGAGCAGATGGAACAGTTATTCTTACTACTATGAGAAATCAAATAACTGTTGTTAATGGAAAACAAACAGTAAAGGTTGAAGGTGATGCGAGAATGATGTATGATAATCTTACTGTAGAAGTGGCCGGTGATTATCATTTGAGTGTTGGTGGAAACATGGTTCAAAATGTAGGTGGTGATTTGTTTACTTCTGCCGATCACACTAGTGAAACAAACACAGGAAATAAAAGTGTTAAAGTTCATGGTAATCTATCTGATACTGTTATTGGAAATCATGCATCTATGATAATGGGTGAAGTAGATGATGTAGTAAAAGGTGAGAGAACATTTGCAACTGGTGGTCCATTAACAGTGGCAGCGACTGGACAATTGAAACTATCAAGTGAAGATAGAATAGTTGGAGCAGCTACTTCAGCTATGCATTTTGGTTCTCCTAAGATAAACATGACAGCTGCAACAGGCACTATTGGTGGTGAAGGTGTAACAATGTATGCTCAAAACCTGTTTGGTACATCTGCAACATTTACAGAAGGGGTTGCGGCTCCGACATTTCATGGAGATTTGAATGGTGCGTCTTCTGTAACACGATCTCAGTCATATCCCGAACAATCTACATCAGGTGGATCAATAACCAATACTGCTACAAATACTACAGAAACATTTCAACCAACTGCATCTGGAATTGAAACATATGTTACTTCAGGTATCTTTGGAGTCAATGATATAAAAATTGATCTTGGTGAACACATGAAAAATGCTATTGATCAAACAACTAAGACAAATGGAAAATCTAAATCTAAACAAAGTACAACTCAAATAAGATCTACATTAAAAGATGAAGCAAATAAAAATGATGAAACATATACAGCTAATGCTATTGCAGAAGGTAAACTAAATCCTGAACATACAAAAACAGCTCCTGGTGGTATTGGAAGAACAGTCTCTACTCAACCTACTGAAACAAGAATTTATAGTACGGTGCAGTAATGATTAATCGTGCAATCTTTGATAGAAAAATAAAACCTAATTCAGGCCAAAGAAAAATACTTGTCGATCCTGTCTATAATCCATCTTTAAGAGATGAAATAACTCCGCATACAGAATTAGGAAATGGGATTACAGTAGCTACTTTTCTTGGAGGAAAAGGAGACGGTACAACACTTAACCACATACCTGATCCTTTACAAAGAGAACAAATAGCTAGAAACTTATACATGCATGCATATGCAATGTCAACGGTAAATAATACTAGACGATTTAAAGGTTATAGACTAATGGTAGACGAAGGTTTATACAAACCAGGTCCTACAGAAGTTGTGACCCCTGACTCAGTAAACGATCTTGCACAAACTGGTAGAGCTATTGCTTATAAAGTTTATAATAGTGCAGGTGTAGCAGATACCAAAGCACTATTTGATATTGCAATATATTGGAAAGATAGTTTGTTTTATGATAAACTTATAGCTGATTATGATATTTACAATCCAGATGGGAGTTTAGATTTTCAACTTATACTTACAGTACCAGAGATACCTGATAACTGGACAGCCAATTTTAAGAAAGAACTAGAAACAATCTACAATGGTGTCTCTCAGACTACGGGAGAGTTGATAGAAATACTTAGTTAAAATTGTATAAATAGAGTTAAAGTTTAGGAACAAAATGGCCACCAAAAGTTTTTCATATGAAGACGGTAATCTTAACGCCAGTACTATTATTGGTGAACGGAGTAAAAAGTATATTGATATTGATTTATCTTTTGCCGCTCGTCCTGATAAAGACATATACAAAAAGAGTGATGCAGCTGCTGTAAAGCAAGCTGTAAAAAATCTTTTGCTTACTGGACGAAATGAAAAACCTTTTTTACAAAATTTTGGTGGTGATCTAGGAAATGTATTATTTGAATTGGTAGATGAAGACGCAGAAGATGAATTAGAAATAGTTATTGAAAATGCATTAGATCTTTATGAGCCAAGAGCAAAATTATTATACTTAGATGTAAAACTTCTTCCTGATAGAAATCAAATTGCGTGTAAGATAATTTTTAGAATTGTCAATACACAAGAACAGGTAACGTTGGACACAACATTGTCGAGGGTAAGATAAATGGCAACTTCAATTCAGTCTACAAGATTAGATTTTGATAATATAAAAAATTCACTAAAAACTTATTTTGCCCAACAGTCGGAATTTACTGACTATGATTTTGAAGCATCTGGGTTAAGTAATATATTAGATGTGTTAGCTTATAACACACACTACAATGCTCTTACTGCAAACTTTGCATTGAATGAATCATTTCTCAATACAGCTCAGCTAAGAAGTTCTATTATAAGTCATGCTGCAACATTAGGATATGAACCAAGGTCAGTTACAACTTCATCTACTAGTGTATCATTATCATTAAACTTAGCAGGTGTATCTGGTAGACCTTCTGTTATAACATTACCAGCTTTTACTGAATTTACTTCTAAGGTTGGAGATAATACTTTTTCTTTTAGAACTCTTATTGATTATCTTGCAACAGATGATGGAACAGGTTTATACAAATTTTTAAATGAAGAAGGTACAGAAGGTATTCCTCTTTACGAAGGACAGAAGTATACAAAAACATTTTATGTTGGTGAAGTTGGAGAACGTCAATTATATGTTATTCCAGATGATACTATGGATACGTCTACAGCTACAGTTAAAGTATATGATACAGTAAGTTCATCAGCTTTTACAACATATTCTAGATTATCAGAAGCTATTAGCATTACAAGTGAATCTACATTGTATCAAATAGCAGAAGCTCCAAATGGTTTTTATGAACTTAACTTTGGAGATGGTGTGTCTTTTGGTAGAGCTCCTCCTACAGGAGGTAAGATAACAGTAGAGTATCTTTCTACGTCTGGAACTGATGCTAATGGTGCATTCTTGTTTACACCTGCAAGTAATATTTCAGTCGCAGGAGGAGCTTACACACTTGCAGTATCTACACTAGCATCTAGTAATGGTGGTGCACCTAAACAAAGTATTGAATCTATTCGAGCTAATGCTCCTATTGCATTTGCTGCTCAACAAAGATTAGTTACTGCAGAAGACTATAAAGCTATTATTCTAAAAAGATTTTCAGCAGTAACTGATTGTGCAGCTTGGGGTGGTGAAGACAATATTCCTGCAAACTATGGAAACACATATGTTAGTCTAGTTTTTGCAGATGGATATACAGAAGCTCAAAAACAAGTTGTAAAAGATAACATTAGAAACAATCTTACAAACAACTTGTCTGTAATTTCTATTGATACTGTTTTTTCTGATCCAGTAACAACTTATCTACAGTTAAGTACTACTTTTAATTTTAACCCTGCTTTAACTGGTACAACAGTCAAAGCGACTGAAAATTCTGTTAGCAATACTACAAAAACATACTTTGAAACTAATTTGAAAAAGTTTGGAGGTACGTTTAGACGATCTAATTTATTAGCTGAAATTGATAACATCTCTCCAGCTATTTTGAACTCTGCAACAGAAATTAAACTACAACAAAGATTTGTACCTACACTCAATGTTTCAACATCATATGAATTAGTTTATCCAGTAAGGTTAGCTGCAGCAGATGATGTAAATGTTATTGTGGAAACTAGTACTTTTATTTTTAACAACAGAATTTGTTCTATAAAAAATAAATTAAATACAACTACATTACAAATAGTAAACTCAGGTGCAGGAATAGAGGTAGACAATATAGGTTCTTATGACCCTCAAACTGGTATTGTATCTTTGACTGGTTTCAATCCAACAAGTATTACAGCTGGTGTAAACTATTTAAAGGTTACAGCAATACCAGCCAACTCTTCAACAATTGTTCCTCTAAGAAATTATATTCTAGACTTTGATGAAGAGCCATCTTTTGCAAATGGTATTGTAGATCGACAAACACAAACTGCTGCACTTTCAACAGCTTCAAGTTCTTCGTCGGGGAGTAGTTCATCAGGTTCATCAGGTTCATCAGGTTCCTCATACTAGGATTTAAGAATGTCTCACTCAGTAGAATATGGAAGATATAATCAAAGTCTTAGAAGGAATGCTGTTACAGAAGTACTACCTGAATACTTTGTAACTGACTATCCAAACTTAGTTGCTTTCTTAGAAAGTTACTATGATAATCTTGACTCTGATGAAACTATAAAATTTATTAATGATCTATTTGGTATAAGAGATATTGAAAGAGCAACTGTAACGCAGTTAGATCTTATCTTTGAAGAAATAGCTAACGGAGCTTCAAGAGATTACTTTAATGATCCGAGAGAAGTTCTAAGACAGTTTGCTGAGTTTTATAGAGTGAAAGGAACAAAGTTTGCTGCTGAAGGTTTCTTCAGAGCTTTCTTTCGAGAAGATGTTGTTATTGAATATCCAAAAAATAATTTGTTTGTTCTCAATGATGAGAACTCAGAGATAGGTACAGAATCATTACGGTATATTCAAGATGGTGCACTATATCAAATTTTTTCTGTCTTACTAAAAACTTCTATTCCTATAG